TCTACATTTGATACTGCTGGATTAATCCTCTCTCCTGTTGCAGGACGTTCTGATGGAAGTACTGCAGGGATAGTTGGTAAATCAACTAATTTATTAGCAATACTAACACCTTTTGTAGTTCCAAACGCTTTCGTAGTTTTAGGCCCAACTATCCCATCAGCTTTTAACCCATAGGCAGTTTGAAATCTTTTTGTATTATACGGTGTATCCAGAGTGAATTCCATACTTGTATCCTCACTTTATGTTTAGTTTTAAGCTATTAGCTATTTAGCTTTTCAGTATTATAGCATTACTTTACAGATATTGTTTTTGTTTAATACCATTAGTCTTATTTACACCATATTCCATTTGCATTCTATCATCTAATGCTTCTATAGCGTCAAAGGCTACAGTTCTCGTTTCTAGTAGGAACACAGACTCTACCCCATTCTCAGGAACTGCTTGATCTTTAGCTCCTTCAGTAGCTGTCTTTGTACCAACAGAATCTATAGCCATATACCCTCTATAACCAGAAGCAGCCATATTAACAAAGTTAGTGACATTCTGGACAGGACCTACTGTAGGAGCTGACATACCTACAGTGAAATTACTAATTCCTTTATATACCCCTAGTAGTGAAGAAGCAGCCGTAATCCACTGTTTATCCTGCTCACCACCCATCCCTAGTACATTCACACCAAATGAAGCTACCCCTACTGTTAATGCTACAGTAGATACAACTAAGCTTAGTATAGTAGAATTTATAAAGGCTTGAATAGCAGCCTCTTCTGCAGCAGTACTAGCTAGTGATAGTGCCGTATACCCTGCCTCTAGAGCGCTGTAGGATTCCATCACATCAGCATAACCACTGCATATAGCTACGATAGCTAGTGAAATCCCTATAACTTGAGTAGCTCCTGCTATCATCTTCATACCAGTCGCATCACCTACATGTTTAGCATAGAGTAAACCAGCTAGTGAAATGAACATAAGACCAAAAAATAACGCTATAGCTAATACTGTAAGTGATGTAGCTAGCTCCCCACCAACTACAGCAAATGGAGGAAAAAGATAACACAGAACTATTATGACAATAGCTATAATTATGATTAAAATAGCAAGTGCCTTAGCCCACCACTTTCCTTTTTTCTTTGTGAATCCTGTATCAAAACACTTTATGAATACATTATGAAATTCTATAGCAGTCATTGCATTAAATGCATCTACTCTTAAGAATCCTCCATGAAATACCGCATTATTCTCATAGTAGAAGTCAGTATGTAGATTCTTTATAGCATCTTTTATAGTTGTATCGCTAATAGAAGAGTTTATTTGAGATAGAGTAGTCCTATAGAACCTATTAGGAGGTACGGTTGCTCCAGTTGGAAGCTTACTTGCTATTGTTGCCTGTCTTGTTATCAGAGTACTTGTAGTAGTAGCTACTGCTTTTACCTTATACCTCTTCGTATATGTATATGACATGTTAAATAGTTGAGTATATGTTGTACCTCTGAATCCTGCTGTAGAGGATACTTGTACATCTAGTGGTACTAGCTCTATCACTTCTCCTATCACTGGAATCAGTACATCAAATAATGCCCCATCATCTAGTACTGCTAGAGTGTCTAACTCATGACCCCAGTATTCATTGTATGATATATCAGCTACCTTCATTGATAGCTTTACATTACCTACATTGATATTAGAGGTATATATAGGCATACCTTCTTCATCCTCAGGGTATATACCAGCCAGATACTGCATAGGATTACTCTCTATAGCAACTCTTAATGCTGGTAAATCATTGAACATACTCGGTACACCACCATCCACAGGAGTAGCATTAGTGATAGTATTAGTGTATTGACCCCCTACTGTGATCTGTACATCAATGTAATCCCTCTTTATCTTCAGGACTATATAGATATCACTAGTAGTGTCATTAAGATGAGTTCTTCTTACAGTGTATCCGAACTGGTTACCACCACCATCATGGTTCATCTTGTTTGTAGGGGGATTGATAGTAGGACTATATACATCGTATGGATCTGATAGTATAGGGGCTACACCAGTAGAGGTTATACGTACGCTACCAGTTGTATCTATGCTATAGAATCCATCCCCAGTAGTGCTGAAGACTCCTGCACCATATACAAACTGATAGTTCTTTATATCAGGATTACTAGGAATGGTGGCTATTACTTCATTAGCACTTCTGCCTTGACTGTAGAAGAATATGGTAGATGTATTTGTGTAAGGTACTGCCATATCATATAGATAGTCAGCATTTAGCTTAGTTGCTATATCAGCATTAGTTTTAGGAGTGAATATTAGTTTACTCTGATCCATCTTGAAGTAGATATTTTCTACTTTATCTATACTCTCAGTACCTAGTATTTGCTCATTCATATCTTTATATGATGTTCCTATATTACGTAGGAATCTTTTGAATGTTTTATCAGATCTTACTTTAGAGCTATCTTGGTATATTTGAGCAGTACCATATACTTGTATACCACCTACCATGATCTTAGGGAATATTTTATCAAACAGAGATTTACGCATTACTTTATTGTTATGCATAGATATTCTTGGCTTATTGTAATCCCTATAGATGAAACTCATGCAATCTACTTAGACTGCAGGAGTATTAGTATTAAGATAATCTATTGCTGCATTGAACTTGCTAATGATAGTAGCTTGATCAGGTACGATATCAGTAGATAGTAATTGACCAATAGTCTGACTTAGTGCATTCACTGCATGGCTTCTCTTACTATCTTCAAATGATAGAATCTGTCGTCTAGCATACTTATCTTGAGCATCTGTGTACCCTTTGAGATCACCAGTAGTTCCTTTAGTTACCCCATCAGAAGTAGTTCCTATTTCTACTACTCCTGACTTACGATAAGCATCTGAGAGAGCAGTATATGTTTGAGCTTTATACACAGCTTTCTGATCAAACTTAACACCTTCATCATATAATGCTGTAGGCTTACACCCTCCTGCGTCATAGGTGAGTACTCTGCCATTATCACGAATAGATCCTGCAGTAGTAGCTTCAAGTTGAGCACACTTCAGTTCAGTTTCTTTGTCAATGCTACATATAGTATGAGCTATTTGCTCTCGTTGTGCCTGAAGTAGCTCTGTCTGTGCTTTAGTTTGAGCTAGATTAAATGCTAGACTCTTCTCTTGTTCAGCCCATTGAATAGCTCCAGTCATTACTTGTTGTGCAGTAGCTACAGCTAGTTGACTTACAAAAGATGAAGCTAGATTAGCGTATGTGTCTGTAGAGATAGATTTACCATCAAACAGTTCCTTGAATGTATCCTTAGCTCTCATGTAAATACTATCAGAAGCCAGTGAAGCCTCTGATAGTATTCTGAACTTAGATACTACATCTAATGCACCATCTTGTAGTATAGCTGATGGGAGTGTATTTGTACATGCCATATCTCATCCTTTTATCTGTTATTGAAATTATAGCATAGATATAGTCCTCCAAGAGAAGAGGATGAGTTTTGATAGATTCTATTGTGCTGTCATAATAGGTATAGTCATAACAAGCCCTGCCCATCTAGCTCCATCATTGGTGTGAAGAGTAGAAAACTCAGAATATGTTACGGTAATTGTAGAATCAAAAGTTACAAAACTTGGGTTAAAATATAAACCAGTATGCAATATTGTAACATCATCAAAATACTTATAGCTAAAGCTAAGACCATTAACACTGAAGGTCATATCTGTTCTATGACCTACAGTTTGTTCTGCAACTGGATTTCCATTACGAAATATTTTTTTTGTACTACTATCCCCAGCTGAGTCTTCATATAAGTATGTAAACCAAATGCTATCATATACACCATCCTTTACAACAGTTATCCTGCCACGTAGGCCAGTCCAGAACTCAAGTTCAAGATATAACAAAGGAGCATTATTGTTAGCCACAGTTATAGTTGTGCCATTAGACAGACAACGTAGCGTGCTTGTTGTTTGATATGAGCCATAGCCATTTAGTGTTGTAGTATGTGTTGGGATGTTAGCAGACCAGTCATAGGCGTGTACAGGCATAGTATAGTTAAATCCTGCTGACGCAGTAGGGCCTGAGCGCACCAATCTATTGTACCCATTACCATCAACAATAGGTACCCCTAGATCATCTTTAGCAAAATTCTGCAAATATTCTGCTGGGGGAGAAGGATTCGGAGGATTGCCATAGTGGGTCCAAAGAGTAAGAGTTTTTGCATTAGCAAACTCTACATAGGAGGCTTGGATAAATGCACCTACTATAGTAGCCCCTCTAATAACTGATCCCTCTACTGTGCCACCTTTTATGTATGCGCCATAGATCGTGGGGTCTGCGCTTGTGGCAGCAGCTTGACTATTCAGCATAAACCCATTTCCGCTAATCTTTCCGCCTGCCCATATACTACCAGTAGTAATCTTGCCACCATTGATAGTAGTTGTATTTCCTGCATTTACTGCATCTATAACTTGCTGTGGGGTACTTCCTAATGCTGGAACATCTGTTACATTGGTAAAGGATACCTTACCATTAAAGCTAATGTTACTACCTACTATACTGAATGGAGTATATCCAGTAGTTCCATCACTAATCTTAAAACTAGAAGCATTTATTTTAAAATAACTCTTAGTATTTGTACCATCTACAAAACTCCATCCAGTTATTGACCCATCTGGAGAAGTTATCAGTTTAGAAGCAATAGCTGAATAACCAAGAGCGGTAGCTGATACAGAATCTACTGTATCTATCCTTACGGACTGATTACCAATTGTAGCAGCTAAGGTGGATATATTACTAGCATTAGCTGCTACATTACTTGCATATGTTGCTATCTTACTATCAAAGAATGATCCTGCACTACCATTTGCAAAGTATGATGCTACAGTAGCTTGGGATATAGCTTGTGCACTAGCAGCATCTATCTTAGTTATATTTAGATTTGCTATTGCAGCTGTCTTCTCACTATCTTTAGTAACCAATGAAGTAAGTGCAGTATCTATTTGTAGATCCTTATTTACTAGATTAGTTAGTTTAATATTATATCCAGTAGGAAGGGATTCAAGATATGCTATAGCAGCATCCATACTTGTAATAGTACTATCAGTAGCTAGAATACTAGATACCATATCTCTATACCATATAGGTATATTATCATTTGTGTATCTTTTTACATAGATATCATCTCCTACAAGAGTATACTTCTTTATTTCAGCAGTGGCAGATATAGGTGATAATACTTCAATATCTTGCATAGTTATCCAATCACTACATATACATCTTCAATAATAGCTGTCATCTTTCCTTGAGACACTGTAGAACCACTTACAACCAATCGTAGGTTAGGTCTAGGTAAATACCCATCTTCAGCAGAACTCTTCTTTGTAGGTAGTGCAGTTGCTTCTATAGCACTTATATTACCTGTTACCACACCATTAAGTGCATCAGTAATAGTCATTGCTTTGTCTGTAATATATTTAACAGATGTTTTCTTATCCATCAAGGTAAACTTAAACACATCAGCAGTATTAAGAGTTAATGGTAATGTAGTTCCATTCTCTTTTACCTGTATCTGAAAGTCTAAAGCTTTACCTTTTATTATAGTAAATTCAGTTATTGTTGCCATGTAATCTCCTACAGTATATATCAGTATACCTCGAAAGGTATACTATATTTACTTTTTGATATCTTCATATGAGATAGTGAATTTACGTACACTCTTTGGAGTTTTATTTCCTGTACGTCTACCATCTATAATCTCGTCAGTATGCAATGTAATGAAGGTAGACTTAGCTACTTCAATCAGACATGCTTCTAGTTCTACTGGAATATCCAATGGAACATACTTAGCTACACTAAAGTGTTGATTCTCCATAGATAGATAGATAGATGTAGTTACATCATTATCACGCTTATCATTTGAACTGATAGTTACAATCTTAGTTTCCATAGCAGCTTTCTTAGCAGTTTGGATCATATCTCGTTCTACTTGCTCAGCATTACTCTGCTTCTTCTGTGGAGTTTCCTTCTCAGCTTTAACTTCTTCTTTAACTTTTACAAAGTCACCTGCAGACTGACTTGTGTAGTGTGCTTCAATTTTCTCTGCTAGCTTAGTAGCGCCAATACGATCACTGTATACTACACCTAGTACGTCAGCTTCAGCTTTTAATTCTTCTAATGTCTTATCCATTGTGTAATTCCTCTTAGGTTGTTTACGATTATATGATTAGATCCCCGAAGGGATCAACTATTACGCAGATGCAGCAACTAATACTTTAAGAAGTTTCTCTTCTTGAAGAATGATACCAGCATACCACATAGAGTATGAGAAGAAACCATTTGTACCATAAGGGTTAGTCAAACTGATTGTCTCTGGAGACTCAGCATTAAACATGATCTTATTATACCCTTTGAGACCTACAGTTGCAAATGAACCCTTAGTTGGGAACAAGATTGGGAATACGTCAAAGTTTGTACCATTGTTAGACAATGTACCAACGTATGAACCAGGGATAGCAGCGCCTTGCCCAGTATACACAACAGCAGATTCAGACTCGATGAAACGAACATCTTGCATTGCTCCAACTTCACCTTCAGCCAAGTTAGTTGCACCAGCATACTTATAAGCAGGAACATATGCAATCTCTTCAGAATACTGTCCAGTATTACGTACAAGTGATTCAAGGTCATATTTAACCTCAGGCCCAATGATAGCATAGAATGCTTTGTTGATAGTTTTAGTATCAATCTTAGTAGAACCAGTTACGATCTCCGTATTCTTCTCAGCACGGTTACGTACCAACTTACGAGATGCCTTACGGATCAAGTCATAGCTTACACGGAAAGCACTATCAGTAGAGCCATTAGCTGCTACACCTGTACCAACAGTTAATAATGAAGATGCAGTACCAGCATACATTACGTTAGTAGTAGCAAGCATATCCAACTGGATAAGATCTTCAGAACGACGATTACCTAAACGACCTAGCTCTTCACGATAACGTACTTGTAGTACATCTTCAGAAAACATTGTTACGTCATCAGTATAGTCTACCATTTCACCATAACGAGCAAACGCTGTAGAGATAGTTACTTTCTTGATAGTCTGCTTGTTAACAGCTCCTGCACCCTCAGCCAATACTGCAGCTGACAACCCACTTGTTACGTTAGCAATATCACGAGAAGTTAAATAACCTTTAGCTGCAAAAGCCCCATCAGTAGTCAAACGATCATAGATATGTAAGAACTTAGAGATCTTAAATGTCTTACCCATATTAAGAGGCATTTCCTTACGATCAGCCCATTGAGCATATACGTTGATTTCATTAGCTGCTTTTACACCAGCTTTGTCATAATAATGGACAATAGTATTTGCACCAGCAGTTGCTGTAGTAGTACCATTTCCGTAGATGTTTCCGATTGCCATAGAGTTTCCTTTTTATAGCTTATCTACTGTTGACAGTTTTCTTATACCACGCATCGTAGTCTTCGTCATTGTCATCTAAGTAGTCAATTATATCTCTCTTACCAGAAGTACTCTTAGTAGGAGAAGCTGCCTTACGTTTACTGGACATATCTTTTATCTCAGTTTGACGTTTATCTTCTTGTACTACCTCCCTAACCTCAGTATTTTGAGGATTGGAGTAGAACTGTTGACCAGCCCGCATATAGTAGTCTAGGTCAGACATTCGTCCACCATCCATAGCTTTCATCTTGAATGCTAATGGAGCTACCTTATCATATACACCACTCTTGATGTCTTGATGCAGTCCCATTATCATATCAGGATTCTGTGCCATAGCTTGACGAGATGCACTATCCCATTGTCGATCAACCACTTCTTCAGTGATCTTATACTCAGTATCTCTGCTGATCTGATCTACAATATCTTCTATACGTTGGACTGATTCATCCTTACCATACTGCTTAGGCTCATATGCAGTTTTAGATTCAGTGTCTAAGTCGAGAGGATCTACCTTTGTTCGTCTTAGCATTTCTTCTATAGCTACTTTGTCACCTTTCAATACATCAATCATCAGGTTAACATCTTGTTCACCTAGCCCATTGTCTCTCAATGCAGAGATAGACTTTCTCCAAGGAGCAATCTCTTGCATCTTCTTGGTGTAGTCTAAGGCTTTAGGTGCAAGAGCTTTAAGCTCATCAACAGTGAGGTCTAACTCCATGTTGTTAGCTTTTACCTTGAATGTCTCATTAGTAGGTTTATCTTCTTTAGCTTCTGGTTCGTCTTTATCAGACTCCTCCACCTCATCAGGTTCTACCTCTTCCTCATCGGAGTCCTCAGTTTCAGCTGTTTCCTCTGGTTGTTCCGATTCTTCTTCTTCTTCTTCTTCTGTAGGGAGATTTGAACGTACTTCACTCATTGAAGGTTCTTCATCTTCTCTCCAGATACGTTCCATCTCTGGATCTACTACCATCATCTCATCAGATACATCAGTCATGGATTACTCCTTACACTACTGTAGATGGACCATTGGCTTCATCTTCATCATCTTGGTACACTGCACCTAAGTTCTTAATCATTAAGAAATGATACTGTAGGTTACTAATAGCTACTAGGTCTTCCATGATATTACCACGTTCTCCACGCTCCTTCACACCATCATTAGCAAGCATACTCACACCATTGATAGCCTTGTCCTTGAAGTACCCTTGTAGGATAATATCTTGGAAGTCCTTATTCTTTTCTAGTCGAGCTAGGGCTTCTGCCATATCGATCCAGTATTGATTTTCTACAGTTTCTAGTTCAGTTGGTTCCATTTCTGGTTCTCCATTATTGAGTTAGATAGTTTATAGACTTAGCTTTTTGGTCTTACTGTATTGAAATCTTAGCTGAAGTTTAAGCAGTTTGTCAAGTTTACTTTAGGATGCCTTGCTGTTTCCACTGTTGCCTACGTTCTGCATCTAACGCTCTTTCTCTCCCTGCTATATAAGTGTCTGTAGGATTTGTTGTATACATAGCATCTGCTAAACCATTACCTATGAAACCATTTAAACTCACACTGGGTAAGCTGATGCCTAGTTCTTTCTGTGCTACATTCTCTGCTACAGAAAGACCTACCCCTAACTTAGTAGGTGTTACTAAAGACCTTGCTAAATATTTCGCTGCTGCTGCTGCTAATGATAATGGATTAGGCATTATCACTCATTCCGCTCTGAGCTAGACCTTGTTTTAGTTCTCTGTCTTTTGCACCCATATGCTCTCTATGCATGTTGTTCATAGCTGCTTGATCCATCTTAGATCTGTGATTGATATCAGCTTTTTGCATATCAGTTTGTTGTTGCATAGCAGACTGATCCATTGCACTAGCGTGATTAGCATCTAGTTGATTCTGTTGCATACTCATCTCATGTTGCTTATCAGCACCAGACTCTTTCTCTAGGAAGCTTAGATCTGTCATATCAGACTCAGAGTGCATAGCTCTAGCCTTAGCTTGCTCAGTAGCTGCTTTAGCTGATTTGAGTTGTGCATCAACTTGATTCTCTGCACCTTTAGCTTGTTCATTAACCAGCTGAGCTTGTAGCATCTGTAGCTGTAGCTGTTTCATTTGTTCTGCCATTGGATCAGGTTGAGGCTGATACGTTTCTATCTTCTTAGCTAGATCAGGCATCTTCTGTAGTCTAGCTATTTCACCTAATATCATATTATGTAGTGCTGGATCCATTCCCTGAGCAGTAGTCTGTAGCATGAAGCTTAGTTCTTGTGCTTTACTTGCATTGTCTTCTGCGGTTGATACAGCTATGTCAATATCTATGTTACCATC